TATGCCCCTCACATCATCGTTATGGAGGTTATGAAGAGCCTATAAGCAGACACCCATACAAAGCTAGATTTGAGAAAGCCTATGGAACAGAACAGGAACTATTGGAACAAGTAGAAAATCTATTAGCTAACCAATGGTAACTTTGCCACTTTTATAGACTACGCATAGCTTTATACCATGTGAACCCATCAAGTGATAGTTACCAAACGGATCTATGTAACTATCCTCTTGATCTGGATAGTCAGCTCCACCGATACCACATCCGTACTCATCCCATAAATGCCCTGCGTATTTACCGACTGCCATTTGAAATGTCATATTTATCTCCTTTTAAGTTTTGTTTTAAAAATTTTTTAAGATAATCTAAATACCTGTAAGTATTTATACTTGTCTGTTGAGTCTTGCTTTTTTTATACCAACAAAGCAAACCTGTTACTTCTGTTCCATCAACTACTTTGATTTTTGTAGCGTGTTTAAGACTAAATCCACAGGCTTTTAAAGTGCTTCCGCTTTCGTGAGGTCTGGTGTAAGTCAGGATCTCCTTATAACCCATAGCAAAACAAGCAGTGACCGCTTTACCAATTAGAAAACTAGCAACATTCTTTTGATTAGGCAAAGTGCAAACTCTTCGGATCTCAATTTTGTCACGAAGGTTTTTCCATCTGCCAGATGGCACATCAACAGTAAGCACTCCATAAAGCTCGTTATAGTCATCGTTACATACTCCAATAGAAAACTTATGTCTCTTCAAAGGGTCGCTATGCCTGTGATTCTGCTCAATAAAGTATTGAGCCTCTCCTAATTTAAGATTTACTAAATTCATTACCAACTCACATCAAGGATTGTGTAGATTGATTCTTCTGTTTTATTTTCCATAACAACATCTTTCTTTAAATCTTCTTTTACTTTAGCTCCCTGTAAGATTGCTTCTTCTACATAGCCATACCATGCGGTTGAGTCGCCATCTTCAACAGCAGGGCAACCTGTTATAGCCATGACTTCCTTCTTGGTGATATCAACACAACCTGTAAAGGTCTCTGTTATTTCTGTTGTTACGATCCTTGTTCTATTGCCTTCTATAAAAAATCTCATTTTGTACTCCTAATTAATTTCTGTCTTTGATTTGGTTCTTGATCAAATGATACATCTCGGAACATATAGCCAAGAGGAATGTCCTTGCCTTCTGGAAAGACCCAAAGGTGAAACACATTGACTGTATCAACCATGCGACTCTCTGGCGGATAAAGCTCAATGCCACAATACTCTTCTCCGCATAAATCATTTTTGATCTCTTGAAACTCTCGCCAATCGCATAAGTAATCATCGCCATTGTTTATTCTAATGGAAAGCCAAGTAGTGCCTTCAAAAAACTCATCATGGCAAAACCCATCGCCTTGAGTAATCTTCTCTACGACTACTTTGTACTTACCATTCTTAGAATACCAACACTGACTTTGGATCTTTTTGTTTAGCCAGAGTTTAGCTTGTGCTTTGGATAAAGGTTTGAGAGTCAGCTTATCAGTCTTAGTGCAGAGTCTTAAAAACTCTTTGGCAGATAAACCTAATTGCTGTAAGCCATTCATTCTCATTTCCCAACCCCCAAATAACTTTGAGGGTAGTTCATTACTTTTAGTATGATTCATCTAAGCTCTCCTGAGTTTTTGATTGTTTACTTCTCCCCAAGTCTTTTCATAAAAATCTAAGGTCTTTTCTAAACCCATCAAGTCCAAGTCATTAAGAAATTCTTGATAAACAATCTTGTCTGATAAATCCAATATATCAATCAAGACATTTTCACCTATATGATTTTCTCTAATGATTGAACACACTTTATTAAAGATAGTTTGTAAGGCAACTTTCAAAAAAGTGTGTCGCCACCCATAATCTATTATCTCCCTTTGACTATCTTCAATCCGTGAAAGAAGAGAAATACATTCATCAGGATCATTTTCATTAGTCCTTTTAAGGATGGTAATACGATAAGTAATTTTATTGGTTTCCATTATTTCTCCTATGATTGTTCAATGACTTTGAAACTTTTACATTCCATGATTTGATTCCAAACCTTCCTTTTGATTCTTGTCCATCTAGGCGAAGGTCTTTCTTTTATCCTAACCCATTTGTGTCCTATGCTTTTGACATCATATCTTCTAGTCCCACAAGGACCTTTGATTTCATAAGCATTATAGAATTGAATTACTTTGACTTTCATATCAACCCCCAAAAAAAGTTAAAAGGTAATTGAATAGAAAAGCCACCATACAAAAGTTAATCATGGGGACTATCAATCCAAGTGAGTCTAAAAATTTAGTTATGTGTATCATTTTATCTCCTGCCTTTCGGCTCAATTTAAATAACTATAAGGAGATTATAGCACATCTAATTCCAAAATGACATAAGTATTTTTTTAACATTCTATGTTTTTCTTGTATTATGTGAGAAATTTTAGGAATAAATGGATAAGAAAACACAAACCCAAAGACTGACAACAGATCTAAAATTACAGATCCGTAATGAGTTTGTGCAAGGAAACCAAGATCAAGAAGGCAACAGGACCTTTCCCAAGGTAGAAGATCTAGTCAAAAAATTCTCAGTTGCTCAATCTACACTTTATAGAGTTTCTCAAAAAGAAAATTGGAAAATAGAAAGAGAAAGATTTCAAGAGACTTTGAGAGCAAGGTTAGACAAACAAAGAGTAAAAGATCTTACAGAAGAATCTAAAAAGATAGATAAGGAATCAATCTATTTAGCAAAGTCCATAATGAAAACAGTATCAAAATCTTTGAGAACTAATGACGAAGTTATGGAAGATGGTAAAAAAGGTATGATTCCATCGCAGCTCAACGCATTGGCTAATGCAGCATTGAACGCACAAAAGATAGCCAAACTTGCTTTAGGCGAAACTACAGAAAACCTAAATATAAATGCAAACATCCAAGAAGCAGATGCCTTCCGAGAAGCTATGGAATTGCTTGACTCAGTTGCAGAGCAACGCAGAGAAGCAGACGATAGCTCTGTACACTGATTGGCTAAAGACAGCTAGACCCAAACAAATAGATCCAGACAATAAAAATATCTGGATGATTCTTGCAGGAAGGGGTTGGGGTAAGACTAGGACAGGATCTCAAGACATAGCTCTATATGCTTTACGAAATCCTAATTCTAATTGTGCGGTTGTAGCTCCGACTCATGGAGATCTGAGAAGAGTCTGTTTCAATGGACCTTCTGGTTTGCTTTCAATCATTCCCAAAGAATGTTACTCACAGGAGAAAGGCTTCAAAGGATATTCCTCAAGTACATCAGAAATCAGATTGTTTAATGGATCAAAGATCACAGGTTATGCAGCAATAGATCCTGACAGACTTAGAGGACCTCAGTTTCATAGAGCATGGTGTGATGAATTAGCAGCATGGCGATATCCAGAAGCATTTGATCAGCTTATGTTTGGACTTAGATTAGGTGAAAATCCTAAGTGTGTGATTACAACCACACCTAAACCAACTAAGATTATCAAGTCACTTTTATCAAGAGACGATTGCACTGTGACAACAGGTTCAACATTTGAGAATGAAAATAATTTAGCTGAGTCAGCATTGAGAATGTTACAAGAAAGATATGAAGGAACAATCTTGGGTAGGCAAGAATTGTATGCAGAGGTCATAGAACAGTTTGACGGAGCATTGTGGACACCACAAATGATAGAAGATGGCAGATTGCAAAAAGATACAGAAAAAGAATTGACTAAGATAATAGTGGCAATAGATCCTGCTGTGACCGCTAAAAAAGACTCAGATGAGACAGGAATAGTTGTGGTAGGTAGAGATGCACTTGGGGACTATTATGTCTTAGAAGATATTTCTGGTAGATATACTCCTGACAAATGGGCTAGAATAGCTATTAACGCTTATTACGATTGGAATGCTGATCGTATAGTAGCGGAAGTAAATAATGGTGGAGATCTGGTAGAACGACTTTTGAGAAGCATAGACAACACGATACCTTATAGGTCAGTTCATGCGACAAGGGGAAAGATACTAAGAGCAGAACCAATATCTGCTTTATACGAGCAAAAAAGGGTTCATCATATCGGTGTATTTGATGAGCTTGAATCACAGATGTGTACCTACACAGGCGAGGGACAAAGTAGTCCAGATAGATTAGATGCCTTAGTGTGGGGTTTGACAGAACTAAACAAATCAACAGGCAACGCAAGTTGGAGGATTAGTTAAATGGCACAGAAGAATATTTTTCAAAGACTTTTTTCAAGAGCAGAAGAAAAGCAGACCCCATCAAATATGGTTGGTTATTTTGGTGTTGGATCTGGAAACGCAAAAAACTATAAATATCAAGACCTAGCTAAAGAAGGCTACATGAAAAACGCAATTGTATATCGTTGCGTCAATGAGATATCCAAAGGAGCAGGAGCTGTAAATTACATGGTCAAATCTGGCGATGTAGTTTTAGAAAACCACCCCTTAATAGATTTGCTTAATAGACCGAACCCTTTGCAATCTTATTCAGAGTTTTTCAACAGCTTATTTGGTTTTTTACTCTTAAGTGGTAATGCCTACATTTTGAGAGTAGGTAGTGAAGTTGGAGGACCTCAAGAGCTGCACTTGCTAAGACCTGACAGAATAAATATCAAGGGTGGCAACAAAGCGATACCGCAAAGATACGAATACATTATCAATGGCAGAGTCCACGAAATCTACGACATAGACCAAGATACAGGTATATCTGACATAAAGCATATAAAACTTTGGAATCCATTAGATGATTACTATGGTTGTTCGCCATTACAAGCTGCAGCAGTAGAAGTTGATCAACATAACTTATCGTCAAAGCACAACATAAACTTATTGAATAACGGAGCAAGACCAAGCGGAGCTGTGATATTCAAGCCTAAAGATGATCAAGGATTTCAAGTCAATCTTACTGAAAGTCAAAGACAACAATTGCTTACAGACTTAAATAATAGATTTGTCGGCACAGGTAATGCAGGACGACCTATGCTTTTAGAAGGGGATTTTGATTGGAAAGAGATGGGTCTATCGCCAAAAGACATGGACTTTATCAATCTTAAGCATATGAGTGCGACAGATATTGCTCTTTGCTTTGGTGTTCCAAGTCAGCTTGTAGGTGTGCCTGACGCACAAACTTACGCAAATGTGGCAGAGGCTAGATTGGCTCTATATGAAGAAACAATCATTCCGCATTTGAAACTCATTCAATCTGATCTGAATGAATGGTTAGTGCCTATGTTTAGCGAAGAACTAGAGTTTGCTTATGACCTAGACGCTATCCCTGCATTAGCAGAGAGAAAAAGAAAAACATACGAAAACATAACATCTGCTGTCAATGCAGGAATTATGACAAGGAATGAAGCTAGAGAAGTCATAGGTCTTTCGCCAATAGACGGAGGAGACGATATTTACATTTCAGCAACATTATTCCCATTAGGATCTGAACCTGCTCCAGAAGCAGAAGAGCCATTGAACGATGAAGATGAAAAGGAATACTTTGACTTAGAAAAACAAACCAACTTTCCTGATCAGGGAGACGATAAAAAGATTTCTTTAAGAAACTCTGACTATCCGCAATTTGATTACGACTTTGCCAAGAATGTGAAAGAGGTTGGTGTCGGAAAAAAGATCTGGAAGGCAGGGGGTAACATCAGGGGCAACGATGCCTTTGTGCTTTGGGGTAGAGCAAGAGAAGGCTCAGAAAGCCCTGCTGTCTTAGATTGGATAAAAGAACGAGAAGCGTGGGCTGCTAGACACTTCCAAGATGGAAAGCAGTTCAAAGGAGCTGAACCAAATCTTTCTAATGTTGCAGGTGTAGTTGCACAAATGAAATGGGGAGTCGTTGGAACTTTGGGTATGCAAGGAATGAAAGATGTCATTCTTGAGCTGACCAAAAAACTTGAAGGTAAAAAAGATCCAGAAGATAAATTTGTAGAAGATAATTGGCAGTTCTATATAAATGAACATGACGAGAAACTTTTCATAGAAGATGAAAAGCAAGTATCTGCAAAAGTCAAAGCAGCATTGAAAAAAAAGGTTGATGATCATAACGAAAAATATGGGGATCAGCCAACAAAGAGAGCAACAGTAAGAATGCTTGAAGCAGTCTTTCGTAGAGGAGTGGGAGCATACAATACGAATCCTGGTTCGGTAAGACCGAGAGTTTCAGGACCTGACCAATGGGCTTATGCCAGAACAAATTCTTTTCTTTTTGCTTTGCGTACAGGAAGATTTCAGGGCGGTAAGCACGATATGGATTTATTTCCTAAAGGTCATCCCCTTAGTTCTAAATGAAGCAGACTCATCAAAAAAAAAGTCCAAAAAGACTTTAGCTGAGTTGAAAAAGCAACAAATGTTGAGACAGCATAATCAATGAACTTAGCAAGAGAACTCAAAAAACTTCTTAACTTTCGTCAAGGCAGAGTCAATAGAGCAAAAGAAGTAAGACAACAATTAAGAATACGAACAAACTTAGAAAAGTCATTGTTTAGAAAACTTACTAGCCTTTTTAGGAAAGCTATAAGAACAAGAAACTTTCTTTACGAGGAAACAGGTATCTTTGAGAAAGAGATTCTAATTGGAGCAATCAACGAAGAATTATTGCCACTTATGCAAAGACATTACAAAAGAGTCTTTGAAGTTATTTACAAACATAACGAAGATAAATACGAAAACATAATCAAACAAGAAGCATTGGTCTTTGGCAGAAACGAAGATATAGATAACTTGGCAGAAGAATATTTTAGAACTAGAGAGCTGCTGTTAGTAGGTACAGCCACAAGAATTGCAGACAGGGTAGATAAAATTATTAAAGAGGGCAGAGCAAATAATTTAACGCTGAGAGAGATTACCAAAGAAATAGATAAAATAGTTTTGCCAATTGTCAGAAGCAGAGGAGCTTTGATTGCCAGGACAGAAACACATAACGCAGCTAGTTTTGCTAATCATAAATACCATGAAAAGGTGAAAGATGATTTCTATATACCGATGGTAAAGCAATGGGTTGCGGTCAACGATTCACGAACTAGATCCTTTCATGCAGCAGCAAATGGACAGCGAGTAGGCATGGATGAGGACTTTTTGGTGGGTGGATCGCCTATGGCTTTTGCAGGTGATTCAAGGGGCGGAGCAAGGAATGTTATCAATTGCAGATGTGTAATTATTTACGCAGATGAAAATGACATTGTTAATTAATGAAATTTGAGGATATAATTTGATATGCCGATACCCAAACCGAAAGGAGGCGAAAGCAGAGAACGATTTTTAAACAGATGCATGGGAGACAGAACTATGACTGATGAATATAATCCAGATCAAAGACTAGCTGTCTGTGCAAACGCATACGA